GAGCAGCACGAAGCGCACCGTCAGCGGGAAGCCGCAGAGCGGATGCGTGAAGAGGCTGTCAAGTTCGCGCAGCAGTTGGCTGCTAAGAACCAGCAGTACGAGTCGCTGATCCAGCGCGGCGAAGGTGCCTTGGTCTCACAGATCAAGGCCCGTGCATCGTTGGCTCTTGATCAGGCCAAGTCCCTGTACAAGGAAGCCTACGAAGCCGGTGATTCCCAGAGAATCATCGACGCTCAGGAGAAACTTCTCAACGCGCAGACGGAAGTCCGCGAGGCAGAGAAGCATGAGCGCGTCCTTCAGAACCGTCGCCCCCAGCAGACACAGCAGCCGGTTCAGCAGCCCGTTCAGCAGCAGGCTTACCAGCCTCCGCAGCCGAGCAGCAAGGCTATAGAGTGGACCAAGGGCAACCCATGGTTCGGTCCCAATGGGAACCGTGCCATGACCGCTCTGGCCTATGGAGTACATGAGACTCTCGTCCGGGAACAAGGCGTACAGCCCGACACCGACGAGTACTATCAGAAGATCGATGCCGCCATGCGGCAAAGATTCCCAGACTACTTTGAGAAGGATGAAGATGTCCAAGTGACATCTGCACCGGCTCAACGCACCCCTTCCACCGTGGTAGCCCCGTCAAATCGGAACAATGGCTCAAGACCACGCAAAATACAGTTGACTGCTACACAAGTCGCCCTCGCAAAGCGAATTGGCCTTACCCCCGAGCAGTATGCCAAACAGGTCATCAAGGAGACTTCAAATGGCTGAAGAGCGCAAAATCCGTATCGACCGTGCAACCGAAGCCCGTCCTAACGACACTTGGTTGCCGCAATCCGCACTACCGGTCCCGGAACAGAAAGATGGTTGGGTGTTCCGCTGGATTCGCACCTCTTCTCTGGGGCGTTCGGATAACACGAATGTCTCGCGCCAGATGCGTGAAGGCTGGGAGCCTGTGAAGGCAGAAGATCATCCTGAGTTGAAGATCATGTCTGACCTCAACTCCCAGTTCAAAGGCAATGTCGAAGTGGGTGGCTTGCTCCTTTGCAAGGCTCCCCTTGAGAAGATGCTGCAACGCCAGAAGTACTTCCAAGAAGTTTCTGACCGACAGATCGATGGTGTGGACCGCAGTTATCTGCGGGAGAATGATCCGCGTATGCCGCTCCTTAATCCGGAGCGTTCGACGCGCACCAGTTTCGGACGAGGTTAAATCCTTATCTTTCCACTTTTCGAGGTAATTTCAAATGGCTTCAGGAACTGATGTTACTAGCCCTTATGGGTTCCTGCCGATCAACCTCATCGGCGGTCAGGTATTTGCGGGTTCCACCCGTATGTACCCGATTCAGTACGGCTATGACACGAACATCTTCTACGGAGATTTCGTCAAAGTCGTGCGAGGTTCGGCTACTCGCGTTTCGATTGGTGCTGCCACCAATTCCAACGCGGTGACCGGCGTTTTCGTTGGTTGCTCCTACACCGATCCGGTGACCAAGGACAAGCGTTTCTCGCAGTACTACCCGGCTTCGACGCTGGCTGGTGATGCGTTGGCGTATGTCGTTGACGATCCGGACACTGTGTTCAAGGCTGCGGTCTGCTCTGCGACTACGGTCATGGCATCGGGCGCGTATGCGCTGGTCGGAACCAACCTTTCGGCTGTTGACAACACGGGTAATGTGAACACGGGCAATTCGAAGAACGCGATCCTCGCGCCTTCGGCTACGCCTGCGACCAGCATCCTCCCGCTGCGCTGCGTTGGCGTGGTCCCTGAGACTTCGCTTTCGTACACGGCGACGGGTTCGTCCTCCAGCACGACCCTTACCCTCACGGGTTCGGGCGCTCCGGCGGCTCTCCCGGTCGGCACGAGCGTGGCCTACTACGCATCGAACGGTCAGTTGATTGAGACTGGTTCGTTCCTCAGCGTGGCGGCTGCGGTCGGTGATACCTCGCTTACCCTGAACGCCGCTATCGCGGTGCCGGGTTCGGTGACGGCTATCCCCTCTGCTTCGACTGTTGTCTTCACGATCTACCGTGAGTTGTTGGTCAAACTCAATGTTCTGACCCACGGCTACTACAGTAGCGTCACTGCCTAAAGGAGTTCTGAGAAATGGCAATTTCACGCGCACAGATGCTGAAGGAACTCCTGCCGGGGCTTAACGCCCTGTTCGGCTTGGAGTACCAGAAGTACGAAGATGAGCATACCCTCATCTATGAGACCGAAAACTCCGAGAAGGCTTTCGAAGAGGAAGTCAAGTTGTCGGGCTTCGGCACGGCCCCTGTCAAGCAGGAAGGTCAGGCCATTGCCTACGACAACGCGCAGGAGGCTTGGACGGCTCGTTATAACCACGAGACGATCGCCATGGGGTTCTCGATCACTGAGGAGGCCATGGAGGACAATCTCTATGACCAACTCTCTGCTCGTTACACCAAGGCTCTCGCCCGTGGTATGGCGAACACCAAGCAGGTCAAGGCTGCGGCTCTGCTCAACAACGGTTTCACCACCTTCCAGTCGGGAGACGGTGTGACGCTGTTCAGCACGGCTCACCCCTTGGTCAGCGGTGGCACCAATGCCAACCGTCCGACCGTGGGTGCGGACCTCAACGAGACTTCCTTGGAAGACGCAATCATCTCGATTGCGAACTATGTGGACGAGCGCGGTCTCTTGATCGCCGCCCGTCCTCGTCGTCTCGTTGTGCCGTCGAACTTGATGTTCGTTGCCGAGCGCCTGATGGAGACCACTCTCCGCACGGCGACCGCCGACAACGACATCAACGCGATCCGCAACATGGGCGCTATCCCGGAAGGCTACGCTGTCAATCATTACCTGACTGACACGAACGCCTTCTTCATCATCACGGATGTCCCGAATGGTATGAAGCACTTCGTGCGTACCCCGCTCTCGACCTCCATGGACGGAGATTTTGATACCGGGAATGTCCGGTACAAGGCCCGTGAGCGTTACTCGTTTGGTGTCAGCGATCCGCTTGGCATCTACGGTTCGCCGGGTTCGACCTGATAGGGTCGGAATGGAAGGGGGGGCGAAAGCCCCCCTTTCTTTTTGTGCATGTGTAGTGTTTAATCGCACTACCGGGATAATTTTAGCCTGCCAGACAGACCCGGCTGACGGTATGCAGACTGGCAGGCAACTCGCATACGAGGTTTAAACATGGCTAAGACTACTTTCTCTGGTCCGGTTGAGTCGGACAATGGCTTCATCGGTGATGTGTCCGCGACGGTTATCAAGGCTGCTTCCGGCACGATCACGAACCTTCTCTGCACCTCCCTGACGGTTGGCAGCACCAAGATTGGTGTGGTGGTCAACGCGGCTTCGGGCGCAGTGTCGGCCCAGCAGGGTTACATTCAGGTTCTGGTCGGAGCGACCACCGCGTATATCGCCCTGTACAAGAGCGTCACCGTTTAATTTTAAAGCGGAGGATTCTCTATGGCACAGTACGATGTCTGGGCGGTTAACCCGACCAGCGACGATGACTATTTCCGCTCCTCTGCGACCATTGCTGCGTCTGGGAACATCGCCCTTCTGGCGAATGATGTAGGTCAGTACGGAACTGGCTACAAGGTTTCCATCACCTCCAATGGCGCGGATGCCAACAAGACCTTCACCGTTACCGGTGTCAAGGTTGGCGCTACGGGTTACAACGGCATCGTGACTGAGACCGTTACAGGCCCGAGCGCGACCGTGGTCTATTCGACCAACTACTACACCCGCGTCAACAGCATCAGCATCAGCGCGGCTTCGACTGGTGGCATCAAGATCGGTTACGGTGGTGACCTTGCGTTCCCCCGTACCCGCATCAAGCAAGTGATCTATGTGGCCTCGTCGGTTGAAGGTAGCATTACCTTCACCGCGCAGCCCAATAACACCACGCTGCTGAAGTTGTTTACGCCAGCCGACAGCACTGCAAATGATGCCATGGTTCCCCCTGAAGGAATCTTGACCACGAAGAGTGGGAACAATGACTTCGCAGTGTTGACGCTGGATCAGGTCTCTAAGGTCACAGTTCTCTGCGGGTGATTTATGGCGAAAAGCCCAGCATGGCAAAGGAAAGAAGGCAAAGACCCATCTGGCGGACTTAATGCCAAGGGCAGGGCTTCTTACAACAAAGCCAACCCCGGCAAGCCGGGTCTGAAGCGTCCTCAGCCTGAAGGCGGTCCTAGGCGAGATTCTTTTTGCGCCCGAATGAAGGGCATGAAAAAGAAACTGACCAGCGCCAAAACGGCAAATGATCCGAACAGCCGGATCAACAAGTCGCTTCGTGCTTGGAACTGCTGACATGGCAAAGGCAAAAAGCAAGGTAAACGCAGCCGGGAACTAC